TGCAACTGTAGACATCAAAAATTTTGATGATTACAATAATCAAGAGACTGGAAGTTACCACTTTGCTGCAAAGACACCAGGAACTTGGGCAAATGGTCTTAAAGTTTGCGTAATTGATGATAAAGCAGATCAAATTATCGGTATTAATACTGCTGACTTAGGTGCTGCTGGCGCTCAGGTTGGATATGGCGTTAGTGTATCTCTTTCTGGAGTTACCGTTGCGGGTGTTGGAACAACTTCAGAGTTTAGTGGATACTTAAAGGGAATTATTACTGGAGTAACGACAAGTACTGCAGGCAATTCCACTTTTGATGTAAAAATTGTATCTAGAGTATCTAATACCGGCACGGAAACTCAAATAGATTATGCTAAAGGTTCCAGTTTAACCTCCATTTCTGCTGGATCCAATTTGACCTTTATAAACAACTCCGGTGTTTCAACAGGAACTGGATCACATACTGCTATTACATCCGTTGATTGGTACGACCAACAAACTCTTGGTCTAACAAACTCCACTCTATTCTGGAGATCTATTGCACCAAAACCAGTAACAAATCAGTACGCAGCATCAAGAAATGCAAAAAATGATGCATTGAATATTGTAGTTATTGACGACACTGGAGCATTAACTGGAGTACAAGGAAATATTCTTGAGAAGCATATTTCAGTTTCTAAAGCAACTGATTCTGTTTCTGGAGTAAATTCACCACAGAAGACTTGGTATAGAAACTATCTTGCAAACTTCTCAAATTATGTTTATTCCGGAACAAATTACTATACATCAACCGATTCACTGAATAACGTTGTTCCTGTTGTAACTGGATTTACAACATACTCTGGTGTTCCTTCTGCATCCTTCACACCTCTCGGTGCTGCAAGTGGTGGATGGAATCAAGAGGCACAGGGAACTGTATTTAATGCAATAGGAAATGTAACTTTTGAACTTGCTGCAGGTGCCGATTACTCAGGAAATGGTGCAAAAGCAACTCTTGGTGCATTAAACACTGCATATGATCTATTTGCAAATTCAGATGAAATTGAAGTTGACTATTTGATTTGTGGTCCTGGATTGGAATCAAAAGAAGATTCGCAAGCAAAAGCAAACAAATTGATTTCAATTGCGGAAGATAGAAAAGATTGTGTTGCAGTTATTTCTCCATATAGAAGTGCTGTTGTTAATGTAACGAGCACTGCTACACAAACAAATAACATAATTGACTTCTTCTCACCACTTTCTTCATCATCTTATGCAATGTTTGATAGTGGATATAAGTATACTTACGATAGATTTAATAATCTCTTCCGTTATATTCCTTGCAACGCAGACATTGCTGGTTTGATGGCCAGAACAAATGTAACTGGATATCCTTGGTTCTCTCCTGCTGGCCAGCAAAGAGGTGTTTTAAATAACGCAATTAAACTTGCATACAATCCAAATAAGGCACAAAGAGATCTTCTTTACGAAGAAAGAATCAATTCAGTAATCAATCAACCTGGAACAGGAATTATTCTCTTTGGCGATAAGACTGCACTTTCATATGCATCTGCATTCGACAGAATTAACGTTCGTCGTCTGTTCTTGACTGTTGAACAAGCACTTCAAAGAGCTGCTCAAGCACAACTTTTTGAATTGAACAACCAAACTACAAGAGCTAACTTCGTTAATATTGTTGAACCATATCTAAGAGATGTTCAAGCGAAGAATGGAGTCTATGACTTCTTGGTTATTTGCGATCAAACAAATAACACTCCAGATGTAATTGATAACAATGAGTTTAGGGCAGACATTTTCCTAAAACCAACAAGATCAATTAACTATATCACACTTACATTTGTTGCTACTAGAACTGGTGTTTCCTTCGAGGAAGTAGCAGGTAGAGTTTGATTATTAGATAATTAATCACAAACGGAGGTTTAAAAAATGTCTACACTCAGAACAATCACCGGATTTAAAGAAAGACTTGCTGGCGGTGGAGCAAGACCTAATTTATTTGAGGTTGAAATTCCAAGTTTTCCAGCAGCAGCCACAGAATTTTGGGGTACAGAAACTGGCGCGGAGGCAGAAACATTTAAGTTTCTCTGCAAAACAGCAGCTCTTCCAGCATCTAATGTTTCTCCAATTGATATTCCTTTTAGAGGAAGAATTCTAAAGGTTGCTGGAGACAGAACCTTTGATGTTTGGACCGTAACAGTCATTAATGATGAAGATTTCAAACTCAGAACTGCTTTTGAGCTTTGGATGAACTCTATCAGCAAACTGGATAATGCAACTGGAGCAACAAATCCTTCGTCTTATATGACTGATGCATATGTTCATCAGTTAGGTAGAGGTGCAGGAACTAAAAATTCCACAACTAACTCCAGTAGAGCAAATGGTGATACAATCAAACCACTAAGATCATATAGGTTTTATGATATTTTTCCGACCAATGTTGGGGCAATTGATCTTTCATATGATAGTTCAGATGCTATCGAAGAGTATACAGTCGAATTCCAAGTTCAGTACTGGACTGCTGGAAAGGGTTCTGATGGCTCAAATGATGAAACTGCTGTAGAAATTAGTTAATAAATAGTAAAAGATCAATTAGTAGTAATACATAATGTCAAAACTGTTTGGTTTTTCAATTGAAGATTCGGAACCACTGTCTCCAGGTGTTGTCTCTCCAGTTCCTCAAAATAATGAGGATGGAGTAGATCATTACCTGAGCAGTGGTTTTTTCGGTTCCTACGTTGATATTGAAGGTGTATATAGAACTGAATTTGAATTAATCAAAAGATATAGAGAAATGTCACTTCATCCAGAAGTGGACAGTGCAATCGAAGATATTGTTAATGAAGCGATAGTATCAGATACCAATGATTCTCCAATTCAAATTGATTTGGATAATCTAAATGCAAGTGATGGAATCAAAAAGAAGATAAGACAAGAATTTAAATATATTTTGGATCTATTAGATTTTGATAAAAAATCTCATGAAATTTATAGAAATTGGTATATTGATGGAAGAATTTATTATCACAAGGTAATTGATTTAAAAAATCCACACGAAGGAATTAAAGAATTGCGCTATATTGACGCAATGAAAATGCGGTATATTAGACAAAATAAAAAGAAAGATAATAAAAATTTACCAATCAATACTCAAAGATTTGGAAGTGATAATCCAATGGATTATGATTTTCCAGAAATTGAGGAATACTTCATTTATAATCCCAAAGGCGACCAACCAACTGGCAATGTCAATTCAACTGGTCCTGGCCAAGGAATTAAAATGGCAAAGGATTCTATAACTTATTGTACCTCAGGTTTAGTAGATAGAAATAAAGGAAATACTCTTTCATATTTACACAAAGCAATCAAGTCACTTAATCAACTCCGTATGATTGAGGACTCTCTTGTTATCTATAGATTGTCTCGTGCTCCTGAACGTAGAATTTTCTATATTGATGTTGGTAATCTTCCTAAGGTAAAAGCAGAGCAATATCTCCGCGATGTTATGATGCGTTATCGCAACAAACTTGTGTATGATGCAAACACTGGAGAAATTCGTGATGATAAAAAGTATATGAGTATGCTTGAAGATTTTTGGCTTCCTCGCCGTGAAGGTGGTAGAGGAACTGAAATCTCAACTCTTCCTGGTGGACAAAATCTTGGAGAAATTACTGATATTGAATATTTTAAGAAAAAACTTTATCGTTCACTGAATGTTCCACCATCAAGAATGGATGGAGAAGGTGGATTTAATTTAGGTCGTTCATCGGAAATTCTAAGAGATGAATTAAAATTCACAAAGTTTGTTGGACGTTTAAGAAAAAGATTTTCCAATATGTTTAATGATATGTTGAGAACTCAATTGATTCTCAAAAATATCATTGCACCTGAAGATTGGGAACTAATGAGTGAGCATATTCAATATGATTTCTTATATGATAACCACTTCTCAGAACTAAAAGATTCTGAACTTCTAAATGAAAGATTAAATATGGTTGCGACTGCAGAACCATATGTTGGAAAGTATTTTTCCCAAGATTATGTTAGAAGAAAGATACTGAGACAAACTGACGTTGAAATTATTGAGCAGGACGCAATAATTAAAAAAGAAATTGAAAATGGTATTATTCCAGATCCAAATGCTCCAGTTGATCCAGAAACAGGTATGCCTTTAGAAGCAGGAACATCCCAAATGGATCTCGGAAAACCTGTTATGGAACCAGATTTAGAATCTCAGTCAAAATCAATTCAAGCACCAAAAATTCCTAAGGGAGGAGAAATATAAATACTATTGATTTTTGAAGGTTATTAAAAATGGATGATTTAATGGATATGATTCTTTCGGACGAATCTCCATCACAAATAAGTGATAAGATTAAAGACATGTTATTTGCAAAATCTGCAGAGAAAATTGATTCCTTTAGACCAACAGTAGCAACAAGTCTTTTTGGTGAAGAAGATGCTGAAGAAATTGATGTTGAAGAAGACTGATAAATAAATAACTATTAAGTATTATACACTAGAGATGCAAAGAACGAAAATAATTGAGTCTGAAATAGCAACTGCAACTTCTGCAGGAACAGCAACTAGCATTAGCAATGCAACTTGCGTGAGACTTCATAATAATACTAGTGGAATTGCAACTGTTGGAGTTTCTACTCTAGTTGGTGCTGCAACAACAGCATATTTTAGTATGCCAGCAAACAGTGTAGAATTTTTAGAAAAACTTTCGACTGATGTTATCTGGACATCAACCGAAATTAAAGCATCAAAAGTAGGACTTACCAACTAAGAACAATGAAACTAATCAGAGAAGAAATCGAAAAGGTAGAAGTTCTTACCGAAAGCGTAAACGGTAAAAAAAATCTTTTCATTAAAGGTGTTTTTCTTCAGGCAGAACAGGTAAACAGAAACGGTAGAATGTACCGTATGCCTGTAATGGAAAGAGAAGTAAATCGCTACAATGAGCAGTATATTCAAAAAGGTCGTGCTTTAGGAGAACTTGGTCATCCAGATGGACCAACAGTAAATCTGGATAGAGTATCGCATAAGATTGTTGATCTTCAGAAAGAGGGAAACAATTTCATCGGTAAAGCACAAATCTTATCTACTCCCATGGGTAAGATTGCAGAATCTCTTCTAAAAGAAGGTGTTTGTTTAGGAGTTTCTTCTCGTGGTATTGGCTCATTGAGACCAACTAAAGAAGGTTTCAATGAAGTTGGTGAAGATTTTATGCTTGCTACTGCAGCAGACATTGTTGCAGATCCTTCAGCTCCTGATGCATTTGTTCAAGGAATTATGGAAGGAAAGGAGTGGATTTGGGATGGCGGTATTCTTCGTGAGAAACTTGCCGAGCAAACTCAGAGAAGAATTAATACTCTTGTTGATCAAAAAAGATTAGAAGAGCATAAACTAAACTTATTCAACGATTTCATTAATTCGTTGTAATTTATTAATTTATAAATAAATATAGATTTCATACAG